AACGTACTGAACACTGATTCTGTTTCGCGTCCAAAATACTTTCGCTTTTCGTAGACATATGCATGCTCCAGGGTCGGAAAAACCTTCCCATCATGAGTAATCTGACACGGGTGAAAGTTGGACAACCACGAATCGACTGGATCCTTTGAGTTGAAGAACACAAATCTCTGCTTTTTGGGACCAACACGCTGGAAAACGCCAACTACACGGCGCTTTACCTCAGTGATGTCAATATTGACAATCATTGATCGGTTAGACTCATCTGTCAGAGTTACAATCTTCTGCCACAACGAATCCACATAATCATTCCCCCAGAGAGTGGCCTCCTGTAGGGCATTCTCGATGGAGTTGATTATGTTCCTCGGGTCTGACTCTTCCCATCTCCACATGGGAATCTCCTCAATGATGTTCTTGGGGAGAACTCCTACCCACATCTTGGGTGCGTATGGACACTCAATGAACGATCGTTTCAAAAACGTGAGATTCTCTTTCGGTGTCCACTTGGTGATGGTTCCAGACTTGTCTGCATTTGTCGCAACCACTCCGGTATGAGCAATGGCTTCACAAAATGTTGTTCCATTGAAAAATTCCGAAGCTTCTTGCGAGACAGAAAAGATCAGATCATCACCATACACCGTCAATGTCACATGCTTCCGAAAAGCACTCAGATTAGTGTCTAACGTGTTGAGATTCTGTTCGAGCAAAACAGCCCAAGCATAAAACATGATAAAACAATTCGTGAGAGAATTCAGGATTGTCGTGAAGAAATGACCAGATGGGTTTCCATGCGAGGATTGCATGACAAACCCATCGTACAAAAAGTACGAATTGGTCGATTCAACACAAGAAGCCATAATTGCCGCACGATACTCGGGTTTGTAACACTCCGCGACGCGACGATACACCTCTGTTGTAAAAGACAGAGGCAACGAATTATCGAAGTTAGAATAGTCCAGCGCACTCGAAAACGGGCGCGACAAATGAGAATGGACCATCTCACTCCACTCGGCCGTGGTATGGGATATACCCACTCCGTGCATCCACTCAGATCGATGTGACTTGTAGGCGTTGTAAAACGGCCCCAAAAGTCGACGGTCAGCTAAGACCTTCTCAACAGGACAAGCAGAAAATAGACGAGTTTTGTTAAGCAAAACTCGCTCAAGATCACGACGTTCATCCTTAAGGGATGATTTAAACAAAGAAGGGTTTGCAATTCCCTGAGTGAGATTCTCCCAATGGGCCTCCAAGACTTTTTGCAAATTAGCCTTGGGACGGTAGTACTTTCCTTGCGGTGTATCCATCGTATCAAACAACCACTCTTTTGCTGGTCCTTTCGAATCAGTAGGTCTCATTGTAGTCCAGGGCAACCCTGGAGATGAATCCAAAGAAAGCTGCTTCATTGCATCCACGCCATCGCACGCTTGATCCCAATTAAGGGGTTCAAGATTCCGGACAGTGGACAACATTGAAGACAACATTCGAGATGCAGATTCCAAATGAGCGGGGTGGTAAACACCCTCCTTTCCTGTCTTCTTCTCAAGAGCCTTAACGAAAGCTGCTTTGTTCAATCGAGCAGGCGCTGTAGCACAAGGATGTCCAAACAGGTTGCTATTCTCTTGCTGCAGAGTACTCGCAACAATTCCAGTAGGGGGAATAAACCTCACTTGTGGTGAGGAATTTATCCATTTCCCCGAACATATTGTTCCATTTCTCTCAGCAAAAGGAGCAACCTCATGGTCATCTTCATTCACCAGCGGCTCACCTGCAAAGCCTTGACACTGAGCGATGGTCAACTCTTCCACCAATCTTCTCGTAACTGGCTGAAAGTTACCAACATTTGAGTCACCAGACACATACAACCCTGAGATTC